GAGCTCGCCGCGGTCCAGGAGCCGGATCCTCACCTCGGCCTGCGCCAGCGCTCGCGCATCGAGCTGCTCGGTCCGGCTGTGCAGGTAGTCGTGGGAGAGCAGACGGCAGGTCTGGTTGGTGCCCACGGCCAGAGCGGTGGCGACCAGTTCGGCACCCACTGCCCGCCGGTCAGGGTCCGCATCCTCAGCAGCCACGACGGACAGGCCGACGGCCGCGACGAAGGCCATGATCGTGGGAATGTCACGCTGCCGTGGGGCAGGGTCCGACAGGATGTCACGCAGCAGCGAGGTGGCTCGGACCCGGACGGCATCGGCGTCGAGCTCGACGGCGTCCTCGACCGTGGCGTCTAGCTCAGGCTTGGCCGGGGCCTTGCCGGACTCGTCGGCCTCATCCGCCAGCGGGTCGTCCTCGGGCTCGGCCTTGGCCGGCTTGGTGGCGCGGAGGTACTCGCGCACCTCGGACTTCACTCGCCCGTTGTAGGGCTCGCCGTCCTCCACAACGATGTCCACGGGGCGATCAATCAGGCTCTTCGGGTTCAGGGAGAGCTTCTTCTTGGCGATCTTGACGCCCAGGGCCTGGAGGAAGGCGGCGGACCGGAACATGGCCTTCTCCGTCTGAGGAAGGCGGTCGATGATCTGCTGGCCGGCGTAGGGGCCCTCGATGATCTCCAGGTAGACGACGAACATCGCGTTGCCGGCCTTGGAGGTCGTCTCCTCGAAGTCCGATACCTCGGCGTGGTAGGTACCGGGGGCAACGTGGGCGGTGGAGGTGTCCTTGTAGTTGGTGAAGTCGAAGGTCAGAGCCATGATGATTTCTCCTGTGGGGTTGGGTTACTGGGTGTCAGTTGTCGGACTTGTCCGACTTGGCGGCGGGCTTGCGCTCCGGGACTCCGCCAACTCCGAGGAAGCGGGAGAGCTTCTCCAGAGTCACGGGGTGGTCGCGTCCTAGGACAGACGGGACCTTCCCGCGAAGGTTGTAGGGGATACGGGCCTTGGTCCCGTACTCCGGATCCGTGCCGAATCGGACGACATGCTTCAGCGAGGGCCCATCGTCGCGGCCGGTGTTGTCGAGGTCCTCCTCGACATCGGCGTAGATGATGTAGTTGGGGGTTGCTCGGATGATCGACTGAGCGCCGCGCTGGACGTCGGGCGAGCGGCGGACTCCGCCGTTGATCTCGTCCTCAACCATCTTGACCTGGGCGGTCATGACGACGTGCATCGGCTCGGGACGGTTGCCGTCTGCGAGGCCGTACCAGAACACTGCCGTGTCGGTCATGATGTCGAGCGCCTGGCCCCACGTGCGCTGGTCGGCAGGGGCGGTGCCTTGCTTGATCTCTCGCACCGCGGTCTCCGAGAAGCCGGTGAGGTAGCGCATCGTCATCTTCTGAAGGGCTGTCAGGCTGTCGAGGATGACGGCCTTGTAGCCGTGGCCCCCCTTGTCCAGGCTCCAGAAGATGTCGTCGAGCGCGGTGACGCTCTCAGGACGGACCACGTCGATGTTCTTGGCGTAGGGGGCGTTCTTGAACGACTGCGTGCCCTTCTCTCCCGGCAGGTCGATGAACAGCGTCTTGCCCATCGTGGCGACCGTCGAGGCGAGGGAGCTCTTTCCCGCCCCCTGTGCCCCGAGGATCAGCCACCGACCGTAGTCGGCTGCCTCCTCGTTCACGTCAACAATGTTGACGCCGGCGAAACTGGCCATTGAATTTCCTTCCGCTGTTTGGGTGGTGACTTAACTGTAGGAGTATGACGGCGGGCATTGCAAGCCCAGGAGGCTACCTTCCACTGTGAGACGGGTCACGGTAGCGGAGTCCGTACTCCTCCGGTGCGTACTCGCCATCAGGCCCGCCGACCATTTGCGCGCGGCACAGGTCGGCGAACTCGCAGAACTGGCAGGCCGCCTTCCCGAAGTTGCGGGGCGCCTCGCCTCGCCGGTCGGCGCGGACGCGCGTCCTAGAGATGTCCGAGCAGGTGTCGGCCGCGGCCTGAAGATGGGAGCGGACCAGATACGGGCTGACCGGGGTCAGGTGCCGGGCGAACCACTGGGAGACGGCCTGAGGCGAGGTCAGGCGCTCGATCTCGGACTCCTCGGCCGTGTAGGTGCCGGCCGCGCTCCCGCCCCTCTTCATCCCCTCGAAGGGGACGCCCTCGGCGCACCACTCTAGGTAGGTCCTCAGGTCGTAGTCCTTGACCGACGCACTTAGCTTGCCGGCCTTCGTGATCTTGGGTGTCTTGGGCGCCCTGGACCGGACACGGTCGAAGGCGACGGCGCGCGGCGCCGGCACTCCCCACTCGACGCAGTCCGGCGACAGGCCCCAGGCATAGAGCTGGACCTGGCTGTCCATCATCTCGTCCAGGCTCGTGACCTGGCCGATCGTGCCAGACGTCTTGCAGTCGCGGACCACGACGATGCCGCGCTTGCGGTCCTGGTAGACCTCGTCGGCGTAGCCCCACAAGGTGACGCCGGTGCCGGGAATCTCGCGCTCCCACCGCTGCTCTACGGCGAGGACGGCCTCGTTCTCCGACTCCTCGGCCCAGCGGTCCTTCCACTCGGAGTAGACGTGGGAGAGGCGCTGCGGGAGAGGCTGGCCGAGCCAGTCGATCCAGACCTCCCGGGCGTCCTCACCGAGCCGGTCCCAGTAGTCCACGGCGGCGGCCATGACGTCCGACGGAGAGGCGTCCCACGGGAAGGTCGGGCCAGTGTCGGTGGTCTGAATCTCCTCGGGGTGGGCCTTGAGGGTGCCCTCCACGGTGCCCTTGTTGATCCGGTCCAGGGCTCGAACGGCGTGGAACCACGAACCGAAGTCGAGGGCGGGCGTGACTTCCGATCTGGCGCGGCGCAGGCCGTCGATGTAGCGGTACTTCCACGCCTGAGGGCAGCGGCGGTGGAGGGTGAGCGAGGAGTAGGTGGCCTTCTCGGCCGTGATGACGTCCTCCTCAGGACGCTGGGCGGGGCTCATGGGTAGCTACTTCCTATCGGAATAGATGTGATTCATAAGGGTCTTCTCTAGATCCGTGCGGTCCTGGTAGGCCTGGAAGACTAGGTCGTCCACGGTGTTCGGTGCAAGCGCGTACCAGAACGTGGTCGCGCTCTTCTGGCCGAGGCGGTTGAGGCGGTCGCGGGCCTGAACAATGTCGTCGCGCTGCCAGGGCAGCGAGGCGAAGATCGCGTTCCTCGCAGTGACCAGCTCGTTCACGGCGACCGACAGCGTCTTGATCTGGGCGACGATGACGAGCCGGGCCGGGTCGTCCGAGCCGAAGCGCTGGCGCATCTTCAGGCGATCCCCAGGCTTCGTGGAGCCGTCGATCCGCAGGACCGTGGTCCGCTTGTCGGCGATCTCCTCCTCCAGCGCCGCGAGCTCGCGAGTGAAGGTCCCGAAGACGACGATGCGCTTCTCGTCCTCCAGCGTGTCGTGGATGAGGGAGGCGATGGTCTTGGCCTTGGACCGGCCGATCTCTCTGACTTGCCCCTCGTCGTCGGGGAGGTGGCCGGCCGTGATCTGCCGGAGGCGGGTCATGCGGACCAGGCGGCTGGCCGCCGTCGCGGCGTCGCCTCCCCCTCCGACGTCCTCCCGCATGTCGTCCTCCTCGCGGAACTCGACTTGCAGCTTCGTGCGCATGTCCTCGTACGCCTTGAGCTCTTTCGGACTCAGCGCGACGGGGAGCACGGTATCGACGGCGTCGGGCAGGTCCAGGCACTCCTCCTTGATGGCGACCGATGAGCGCTCGCTCATGATCTCCTCCAGGCGGTCCAGGTTCTTGAAGCCGACGACCTCGTGCCCCATGTACCCGCCCATCTCGGCGTAGTCCTCCTTGAAGTGCTTGAACGTCGCCACGCGGCGCTCGCCGTTGGGCTGCACCCGGCCGAAGGCTCTCGGGTCGAGGAACCTCCACTGCCCGTAGACGTCGAGCGGTGAGTGCGGGATGACCGTCCCGGTCAGGCCGATGCGGCGCTCAACCCGTGAGCCGATTCGTCCTGCCAGGCGAGACGCGTTGGAGGAGACCGACTTGATCTTGTGCATCTCGTCAATCACTACGAGGTCAGGGTCGAAGTCGGTGACGGCGCTGAGCACGACGTCGGCCATCGTCTTAGACCCGACCTGCCTGCGCTGCGAGAGCGTGTCCAGGTTGATCGCCTCGATCACGAGGCGCGGCTTGTCGTCGCCGAGCACGTCCGGGCCGGCCTTGGCCGCCATCTTCCGGTCTAGATCTACGCCGTCTCGCCGGGCGGCCAGCGCCCAGGCCCGCGTAGCGTGGAGCGCCCGGACGTCATCGCCGGCTCCGCGGCCTCGACCGCCGGTCGGTTTGGCGATCTCCTTCCCGCCACGGGAGCGCAGGGCCTCGACGCGCTGCATGACGGACCCTCCAAGGGCCTCGGCCCAGACGTTGACCTGCGGGCTGACCCACTTCGGGGCCTGGAGCGCCCACTGGTCAACGGCGGCGAGGGGGCCGATCACGAGGACGCGGGCCTCCCGGCGAGAGGAGGACAGGGCGAGCAGAGAGCAGTAGTCCAGCGTGACCGCGGTCTTCCCGGTGCCGGGCTCCATGAGAAGGGCGCCGACGCCGTTGCAGGCGATGAGCTTGGCCAGGCCCCGCTTCTGGTGGGCGAAGCGCGGCGGGCCACCGAATTCGAACTTAGCCAAGATTCTTCCCCGAGTACTCGCGCAGCAGCTCGGCCACGTCAACCGGCTCCCAGTCGAGGATCAGGTCAAACCTCTGGTCGAGGAGCCAGTCGGACGCGACTCCGGGCTGCGACGCCGGATCGACGGGGGCGTAGTAGGGTCCGCCGTCCGAGTCGTAGCGAAGCGCGAAGATGCCGAAGACGCGCTCATCCGAGTCGACCCCCTCCCCGCGTCTGACGGCGTGCTTGACGTAGATAAGCCCGCAGCCGGGCCAAAGCCGCCCATCCAGGAGGGCGCCGTCCTGAAACTGGAGAGGGGCTCCCCCCGAGACGACCGGGTACAGCGTGCGTTCGTCTATGGGGATCGTGACCTCCTCGGGGCCGCCCTCGAGGCTCCCGGCCTTCTCGGCGTGAATGATGTCGGTCCCGTCAGCGAACCCGTTCCCGAGGACCTTCCACCAGCAGTCGCCGCGGTAGATGATCGCGTCGGCGATGATGTCGCTGCCGCGCTTCAGGAAGATGTACTCGCTCAGGTCGCTCAGGCGGGTGTCGTCCGCGTACTTGTCGTTACTCATCGGGTCTCTCCTAGGTGCAGGGCCGCGGCCTTCTCAGCCTCGGCCAGAATGTGCGCCTGCCGCTTCTCCTCCGGGATGCGCAGCAGGTCCTTACGGCGGTCGTGGATGTCGGCCAGGTAGCGGAGGTACTCGCCGACGAGCTCAGCCTTGGTTCTCTCACGGCCGACGCGGCGGGAGGGGACGTACGAGATGGGCTTCTTGCCCTTGACGGCCAGGATGTCGCCGTCCTTGACGTCCCCGGTCGGGGACTCCTTGACGCGGCGCATGATCTCCTCAGCGCTCACGATTCCGTTGCGGCTCACCGCGCCCTCCTTCTATAGGTCTTGATGATTGATGCGATAGCCCTCAGTACTGACTTCACAGAGCAGCGTCCTCCGGGATCGAGACGAGGGCTCCCTCGTGGATGGAGATGGCCAGGACGCGTCCGTCGCGGATGCCGGCCTTGATGGACTTGATCCCGTAGCGGATGATCTGCGAGAACTCGAAGACCATCCAGGCACCCCACACGATGTCGAGGAGGCCGTCGGCCGAGGTCATGGTGTGCAGGACCATGACGAAGATCGTGGCTCCCAGCGCCCAGTAGGCGTGGTTCAGGGCTCGGTTGGCGTAGACGGCGTTGAGGGCGGTCAGGGAGTAGGTTCCGGGCTTGGGGCTCATGGTGATTCCTTATGGGTGGTGATGATTGATAGGTGTCTGTGATGGGCAGGTATCGGTCTCAGGCTGCGGTCCCGCAGTCGCAGTACTGCTCTGGCTTCTCGCAGGAGGGGCAGTACCGGTCCCCGGTCCACGGGTCCTCCAGGACCCCGGTCAGGCTGTACTCGCGGTAGGCGCGGGCGAGGGCCTTCTCGTCGGTCACGTACATCTCGTTGCGGTACGCCTCCCACTGCGCCCAGCGCTTGCGCTGCGCTCGCATGGAGCCTTTGCGTGCCATTTCAGTTCTCCTTTCCGCCGTAGCGGTCGTTCCTTTGATGGCTCAAGACTACGCAGCACGTATGACATGATGCAAGCCCCGGTAAAGGTCTATCCCAGTGACTTGCGTCACTGGGATAGATTCCGTTGAGATTGCGCGGTTTGTCGGACTAGATGACGCGGTAGCGGGCCCGTATGGCCTGCACGGTACGCTTCTCCCCGTCCACGTAAACATTTGCCGACGTCTGCCAAAGGTGCCAGCCCCGCTCATGAAGCATGGCGATGGCGTCCAGAATCTCCTCGAAGCGCTTCAGGCCGAACGACGCGACGGTGATGTCCCGGACGTCGTTCTGCTGGAGCAGAGTCTCAACCGCCTTCCAGGAGTTCAGGCCCCGCACGCGGTACCCGCGATCGAACACTGGATGGTCCGATCCGCCCTCCTCCCAGGCTCTCTCGAGCGCCTCCTCGGGCGTCAGTAGGGGCAGCTTGTCGAAATTACGCACCGTCGTCCTCACTCTCCTTGCCGTCCAGGTCTCTCTCCTCAGGCCCGTCCTCACCGACGGCGATCAGCGTGTACTGCCTACCGCCCCGCCCGCCCTCAGCCATGATCCAGCCGCGGGAGATCAGCCGATCCAGAGCGGCCTTGGTCCGATCTCGGGAGAGGTCGCCATCCACGATGGCGAACAGGTCCCGGGAGTTCAGCCGGATGCCGACCTCCCCACGGAACGCTCCGATGACGGTGTCTTCATCGTCTTGGCGCTGGGCGATCTTCTCCATCATCTTGGACATGTCGGTGAAGTCCAGCTCGACACGGCGCTCGACGTCGTTCACGTCCTCGCCGTTGGCGTTCAGGACGCCGCCCCCTCCCGAGGGTGTGCGGCGCGGGGGCGTGATGACGAGGGACGAGCGCCCCTCAGTACGGCTGTCGAGCGTGACCACGCCGGCCACCTGCGCCTTGCCCCGGCCCCCAGTCTTCTGAGAGTGGGCTCGGACCTGGCCGGGCCGGTCCTTCAGGACGACCAGCTCCATCTCACCGACGTCGCCGGGCATGGGCTGCTTGATCGGCCACACCTGCAGCAGGGTGCCCTGCACCATGGCGACCTTGTGCTGTGAGCCGATAGGCATGGAGCCCTTCTCCGCGCTCTTGGCCTGGTGGTCGATGATGATGACGGTCGAGCGGCCGTTACGTGTGAGGCGCTTGAGCCACGACGTGATGACGTCCGTGCTCACAGCGTCGTTCGCGTCCAGGCCGTGCAGTCCGTAGAGCGCGGTCATACCGTCGGCCACGATGATGTCGGGGTCGAGCGCCTGAAGCGCCATGTCGAACTGGTCCTGGGCGAACTCTCCGCTCTTAGTCGGCTGGTCCTTGCCCCACTTGTTGCGCTGCATGTCGGCCAGAGGGCCCTCGGGACGGATGTAGGAGAACTGGGCCCGAAGGTCATCGTCTACCGCGCCGAGCAAGCGCAGGCGGTTCAACGTCTGGACCGGCTCGTCCTCGAAGTCGAGGTACAGGGCCCGGCCGCCGGCTTCGATCTCCTGAAGGCAGATCGCCATGGCGATCCAAGACTTGGCCGACTCCGAGGAGCCGAACAGCATGTTCACGCGGCCCCGGTACATGAGGCAGGCGCCATCGTTGCGACGGCAGACCTCAGGGTCCGGGACGGTGAGCTTCCCGGTCAGGTAGGGCTCCAGATCGACCGGACTCCAGGACGAGGGCCGAGCTTCCAGGGGGTCGAGGTTCTCATCCACCTCAATCTCCTCGGCGGCGATCTCCTCAGAACCAGCGGCCTCGGTAGTCTCTGCTCCGAGGGCCGGCCCCAGCTCTCCGAGCGAGCGGGCCCCTCCGGCATCCCCGGCCTCGACGAACTCGGGCGCCGGGGCCTTCTCATCGAGCTCGATCTTCAGGCCGTCCCACTGACGCGCCCACGGCGGCTGCCAGCCGGGCACGTCACCGGCCACGTCCGGCACGAAGCCGGCCACGGCCTCGGCGTCGCGCGCCAGGCGCTCTGCGATCTGCACGCTCTCCTCCCCGATGTACTCGGCCAGGCGGGTGAAGCCGACGGCCTCCCCGCCCTCGCGAAGGCGGCGCTTGGTCGTGTAGATAGCCTCGCGCTCACGCTGCTCGGCACCGTCCTCGTCGTGGGTGGCCAGGGCCAGAGTACGGATGACGATACCGGCGTTGCGCTCCCAGAACGGGTGAACGGTCTGGGAGTCCCCGTACCGGAGCAGACCGCCCGCCAGAGCGACGTAGGCGTCGTGACGCTGGCCGGGCCCCGGCCAGGCGTCCAGTAGGACCGCGCACAGCCCGAGGAGGATGACCTGGGCCAGCAGCTCGGTCCCGTCAACGAGGGCAGGGCCTTCATCACCGCCCCAGGGCTCCCCCTCCCACTCGTAGGTCTCGGCCGTGGCGGGGTGGATCGAGGGCGGCACGAGGGTCTGCGCCCCGTTGCCGCGAATCTCTACCGACACGCCGGAGCCTCGGCCCGAGGCGTCCGGGATGCGCAGTCGCCGTGTCGCCGGCAGAGTGCCCGGCTTGGCGCGGTACCAGTAGTGCGACTTGCGCGAGGTCTCCCGGCCGTGGATGGCTGCCGTGTGGGGCAACAGGTACGACTTCAGCCGCATGGCGGCGGGGTGGTCGAGATCGACGTCGATGAGGTCGCCGGACGACTCGCCGAGGAGGACTCCCAGGTTGGTGGAGCCTCCGGCCGTGTACTCCTCGAAGGCGGATCGGACGGCGTCCTCGCCCTCGCCGGTGTCGGTCGTAGGGTCCGGCCAGCGGAGCTTGTTCCAGCCGGCCATCGTCGGTCCCTTGGAGTGTCGGGGGATGGGCAGAGGCGTCAAGCCCCTGCGGTAGGCGTCAAGGGCCGCCTCGACGACGGCCTCGTTGTGCTTCTCAGTGGTGCTCATGGTTCCTGGGTAGGTGGGTAGGGGATTCAGGTACTCGAAAGCCGGCGACCGGTAGTCAGCCGGTCACCGGTTCGAGGGATTGTCTGGATTGGTGAAGGTGGTCCGATGCGGCGTCACCTTGATTCCCGAAGGATGTGGGGCGAGATCGAGCTCGCGATTCCCGTACGCCTCCATGAGGCGCGCTAGGACGATCCTGGGCTGGAGGCCCTGGCGCTCTGCCCTGCGGACGACGCGCTCCCAGGTAGCCGCCCGCATCGTGAAGTGCACCGACTTACGTGGGCTGGAAGGGTCTCCCGGCTTCCGGCCGAAGTCGATCGATGTGGGGGCATCCAACGGTGCGAACCGCTGGTCGAGGTCTGGGCGGTCGTTCACGTACGGAACGAGCTTGTCCTTGCTGGGGCGGGGCATGTCATCTCCTTTGTCGGGTGTATGCCCCGCATACACTACCCGAAGGATGGTGGAACTTCAAACGTTCGGTGGCCGGTATCGGCCGGCGTTGCCGCGTCCCGCGGCGGGTAAGTCCTTACGACGGAGGCTCATGAGACGTTGACTAGACGTCCGGGCTGATCGAGTGTCTCAGTTTCCCGCGTACGTCGCCGGCAGGCTCGCCATAAGCCGTCCGGTCTCGAAGGGGCGGTTCCCATCGCACGGGGGACTTCCAAGGCCGGTCTCACCGGTTCGCGGCTGCCGATGGCGGCGGCAGTCTCGAAGGGCTTGATCGACGTGGACCTTCCCGAGGAAGCGTTTCAGCGGGGCGCTCCTTGCGGAGCCGCTTCTCCCCACGTTCCGGGACCTGTCGATGACGTCACGAACTGCGTTTCCGGTTGTCCTCCGGTCCCCGTCCCCTCGCACTGACCTGTGCGGGCTTCTCGGCGAACCTCGGGGCCTTCAACCCGCGGTCCTACATCATCGACGACATCGGAGACTCGTTTGGCGGCCCTACCCCTAACTACGAGCCGGGGGCATCGGGGAACACGCAAGGCCTTTCCCGAGGGCGCCGATGATGATTGGCGGTATCCAGCTATCCGGGCCGTGCGAGCCGTGGAGCGGTGGTCGACTTGTCTTGGGGTTGGCGTATAGCCGACTGGCCCCGTCCGTCCAGGCCATCGCGTACTCGCAAAGCCTCCCAGCTGACTGGGTATCTCATCGCCTCGGGTTAGTTCCTCAGGTCGGGCCGGGATTCCGTCGCTGGCTGCGACGGCCGGGCCGGGGGGTTTCGCTCCCCCCGGCGCTCCGCCCCCGCCCGCCGGGCCCGCGCCCAGGTTGCCGACGAGTGCACAAGCGGCATGGTCGGCGGGCTCGGCCAACCGGGACCAGGTAGCCCGCGCCAGAGCCTCATCCTGGATGGCATGGGCCTGCAGTCGGCATTGCGGACCCGTCCCGGAGAGCCGCCCGCCCGCCGTCGGGACCCGATCGAGTGTGGATACGGCCGCGGCCCGGGCATCCTCCCGGACGTTCTGAGGCGCAGCGGCGCCGGCTCTCTCCGGCGGCGCGGCCACTGCACAGACGGTGTCAGCCGGATTGTCTGCGTTGTCTGCCGGGCCGCCGATGACATCGGGGCCGTCAGGGCAGGCAGCACCATCAGGGCGGCCGGCGCCATCGGCGCCACCAGGCCCATCAGTCAAGTTGGTGGGCGCATCGGTCAGGTCGGTTGGGGTCACAGGCGCGCTCCTCTCATGCGCAGGGCCAGCGCGCCGCCGAGGTCGGCGGCAGTGGGAGTCGGTCTGGCAGCCAGATCGGCCAGAGTCCAGGCCAGACGGAGGACGCGGTCCACGCCGCGCAGCGTAAGATCGCCGCGGTCCAGAGCCGCCATGAGCGGGGTCAGCAGGGCCGGCTCCATCCCGGAGGAGGGCGAGCGCAACCAGGAGCCCGGCACCTGCCCCGTGAGCCGCCAGGGCGTCTCCGCGAGCGGATGACCCGCCCGAGCGCGCGCCCGC